TTTTCAAAGACTTGATAAATTATATCAGAAAAGGAACATCATCAAGAGAAAAAGTTAATCCTTTGATTAAAGCAAGTGGATTTCAACATTATGGAATAAAATCTTACATGATCAGGTTCAAGGAAAAGAAACCAAGCATGTACAGAAAACTACTTGAAAAAATATCAAATGTTGCACTTGAAGCTTATAACATAATAACCAAACATATTGAAGATAACAACATAGCATCACAAGTAAGTCCAGAAACATCAAAATGGTTACATGAAAATCAAATTGATCCATCAATAAAAGTAACTCGTATCCTTAAGACGATAGGAGCAAAAAATATCAACACACAAGAACAGTATTCAGGAACCATCAAACAACAAACAATTAATTTCCATACAAACAAATCAAATGTACACAACAAAAAATATAAAACAGATGAATATAAATTTATGATAAGATATGAATATCCAAAAAACTCAGTCGATGAAAAAATGTTAAACAACTTGGAATATGTTATCTCTATACCAGATGATAATAACTATGAATTCGTACCAATCAAAAAAGTAAAAGGAATTGCAAATCTTGAAAGTTACATGACAGAAATATTAAAATAATGTTAAAAAATTAGTTTCAATATGATTAAATAAAATATGAACAGCTTCAAACAATTTCTTAAAATTCAAGAACTCAATGAATCCAAAGCAATTGTATTTCCACCAGAGATACAACAAAAATTGCATGAAATTGCAAACAAAATGCTGCCAGTACTCATCGAACTTGCTAAAAAAGAACAAGGAAAAGATGACTTTTATGAGTTTGTTGATAAAATTGAATTTAATGACCCTTATCAAAACAAAAAAAGAACATATGAGGTTTATGCAGTGAGAACAAAAAATAAAGCTGCTGGCTGGCAACAAGCTCATTCGGAAAGACCAAATATCGTAGTCACAACAAATATGGCATTTCCAGAATTAGAAAAAAATCAACAATGGTTGGATTCTTTGAAAAAAGGAACATCGCATGAAATAATTTACAAATTCGTTTATAATAACAAAGAAAAATTACTAGAAGATATATACAATACTTTATCTCATGAACTAGCTCACGCATACGACCCAACTTTATCAAAAGGATATAGAGATAAAACTGGTTCTCCTGAAGAATATGTGAAAAAACTAAAAGCCGCAGAAGAATACAAACGAAAAAAAGGTCAAATAGGAACCTTTTTAGACAGAACTGGTATTGGTAAATTGTTTGGCAGAAAAAACCCAGAAGAAGAATTTCAACAACATCTAAAAGATTCAGAAAAAACAAAACTCGCTCCTTATTTCTATGATCATGAACACGATGGTACAGAAGAAGGAAAAAAACAAGCATACAAAAAATATTATGAACAAGAACCAGAATTCGTAGCACAAATGTCTGGATGGGCTAACTATGTCATCAATTACGCAAGACAATCTATCAAAAACGATGATCCAAGCACAATGGTTATAAAACAAATAACAGTTTTCAAAGACTTGATAAATTATATCAGAGAAGGAAAATCACATAGAGAAAAATTTAATCCTTTAATTCAAGCAAGTGGATTCAAAAGTATAAAATATTACATGACTGTTTTTAAGAAAAAGAAACCAAGTATGTATAGAAAACTACTTGAAAAAATATCAAATGTTGCACTTGAAGCTTATAACATAATAACTAATCATATCAAAGACAATAACATAGAATCACAAGTCACACCAGAAATAAGAAATTGGTTGATACAAAACATACCAAATCAATATAGATGATTTGTTTATTTTTTTAATTGATAATAAATATCACCATGATCAATTTCAAAAAATTTTTAGAAAACCAAATTCCACCAAATGCAATACCACTCAATATAGATGATATATATATAACTAAAATAAAAGCAGGAGATGGAATAAACTATATCATCTATGATAATGAAAAAATGATCGGACATATAAGCGGATTTGAACAAGAATTCGGTCAATTCAAAAATATGTTCCATCTATACAAAACCGAACTGAAATCCGAAACCAGAAATGACCAAAAATACCAAAACAAAAACATCTACAGAACAGCTATTCAAAAAGTAGCTAACCTTTACTTCAAAGGTCTATTCGTAAACAAATATGAAGCATCTTCATTATTACGAAAATCACTAGAAAAAATGAACACATACGAATTAGTCAATGACGAAGTCATAACCATTAAACCAGAATAAGGAATATTCTAATGATCAATTTCAAACAATTTTTAATCGAAGACCAAATACTAAGAAGCCAATTAGAAAATCCTGAATATGAGGTTGTCATAACTGGAAGAACAATAGACCAACCAACTCTAGAAATAAAAAACATAGGTTCAATAAGACTTTATTGGAATTCAAAATATTACTCAGTACATAGCATAAAAGGTCAATCAAAAGGAGCAGGAACAATTTTATACTTTGCCGCCCTTGAATTCGTAGTCAAATACGCAATAAAACCAGTAAACGCACTACTAGCATCAGACACAACACTATCTCCAGATGCAATAAGAACAAGAAAAAGAATACAAGACCACTACGGACAATTTATAACTGTTTACCCACACCCAGAACTAAAAAATGTCAAAAAACACAACTGGACAGACGAAAGATTACCCGCAAATCCAGAAGAAGCAAGCATGTGGAGACTCAAAACTCTTAACCACCCATTCTACTTCAAATTCATTTCAGAAAATCCACAAGTAATCATAAACTAAACAATTCTCAACTTGATAAAATTATAAAAATAAACTAAATATTATCATGATATCCTTCAAAAAATTCCTCGAAAATAGAACAAATAGACCACAAAGTGAACCATCATATGGTAATTTTTCCAATATGAACTCGCAATACATCAAGGAAGGAACCAAGATATACAGAGGTGTCAGATTGCCAGTTGAATCACGAAAAATGAAAATCAGAGATATTCTCATTCAAGGAACAGAATTCAAAAAAAATAAAGGTCAATCAGACCCTTGGAGTCTTGAATTTCCAGTTGCTGAAAGATTCGCAACTGGAAGCGCAATAAGCTCACAAGGATACCTTCTAGGAAAAGAAAATACAGTCAACATTATCGTAGAAGCAGAACTTGATGGGCCAAAAAGAGATCAAATAGATTGGAAACAGTGGGGCAAAACTATACTTGGACATGGAGTTTCTAAAGGATCTGATGTTGAATCATATTGGAACCCACACAAAATAGGTCAAGTCGGAATAGAAGATTCACACATCGAAAACGAAGTTCCTATACTCCACTCTGCTTATCCAACACTCAAATTGATAGCAATATATGTCAAAAACCCAGAAACAAAAAAATGGACTAAAAAAACAGAACCAGAAATATTAGGATAAATATTATCATGATATCATTCAAACTATTCCTCGAAAATGATGAAGAACACTCAGACTCCTTGAGAAAAACAGGCTTTTGGGGAAAACAAGGAGCAGGAAGCATCGTCCTCGCTAAAAATACAGGCAGATTACTAATACCACATAGATCTAAATATGTGCAAGAACCAAACACTTGGGGAGTTTGGGGAGGAGCTATCGATAACGAAGAAAATCCAAAAGAAGCAGCTAAAAGAGAACTTGAAGAAGAAGCTGGATATCAAGGAAATATCGAAATGATACCACTTTCTGTATTCTCCCAAAATAGCTTCAGATATTATAACTTCCTCGCCATAATCGATGAAGAATTTGAACCACAACTAAATTGGGAAACTCAAGGATACAAATGGATATCACTAGATAACCTACCAAGTCCACTTCACTTCGGACTACAATGGCTCATATCACAAGATAAAGACAAAATTCAAACAATCATAGATGAATATAAATAAACTAAACATAAATATTATCATGATATCATTCAAACTATTCCTCGAAAATAAATTCTCATTATACAAAGAAAATAATGAATATGATGAATACATGTCATCTAAAGAAAAATATGAAAAAGAAATGGAAAAATATAAAAAAGAACTAGATGAATACAAAAATCAATCCAGATCAATAAAAAAAGAATTCGCACAAAAATTAATGGACGCAGCAAACAAAAATTGGGACGAAGGAAAAAATGTAATATTCAACACAATGACAAAAACATCAGTAGTTACACCAAAAAACAGAAGCGCAATAAGAATAAATGGATCAGAACTGGAAATAGCATCAGGCAAAAAATGGACAAGCCTTTCTGGACAACCAACACTCACTATGGCTTATAATCTGAATATTCAACCACCAAATATGCCAGATAAACCAGATAAACCCGAAGAACCAGATGAACCATTAGCTTATAAACTAACTCCAGATCAATATGTCAATATCAAAGGAGGTGAAGAATTATGGAGAAATGTACACAAACAAGCAATTGCACACGAACTAGAATCAAACCTAGTTGAACCAAATGACTATCAAAAAATATTCGACCTTTACCCAGACCTTAAAAAATAAAAAAACCACTAAATAAATCATGATCACATTCAAACAATTCCTAGAATCCTACAGAATGGAAGACCAGACATTCTCAGATAACAACGGAACATACTCAGTTCCAAAAATAGTCAAATACGCAACAGAAAATAAATTAATACAAAATCTACCAATAGAACCACTACTTCACCACCTAGAACCATCTCCTCATGAATCAGGATCAGAACTTCCCGGCCACCCAGAATTCATCGAAAGAGCAGAACAAACTGAACTCAAATACCCAATCATAGTAGTCCAATACCAAGACGGACTATTTATAGCTGACGGTGTACATAGACTCTATAAAGCAAATTCCAAAAACCATAAAAATATCAAAGCATACCTAATCAACCAAAATGAACTAGAACAATTCAAAATGTAATACCATAATCAACAAAAATCCCCCCGCCAATTTTTTTAAGATGCCATCATTATAAGATTTCAAACTTTTTCAGCATTTATCCAAAATTGTCAGGACGAAATCTTTGCAAAAATCTAGGAAAAATAAAAAAATGCTAATGAATAAAAAAGGAGGGGGTCATAGTAGGGACCGGCGGTAGGGTGGCTATCTGCTGCTATAACTTTTTAGCAAATAATTTTTGAATTATTTTTTTTGTAAAAATATTTTTAGAGTACAAGTGTGTAAAAATATTTTAGAGTACAAGTGCGTAAAATAATTTTGAAATAAAAAAAAGTAACACTGTGATGTCACTCGCATCACAGTGTTACTAAATCTATCATCCTGCAATCGTGTCATATAGACACGAAGCAGACATGATGGCCACCAT